ACAGTTAAAGCAGCGATTGTTCTTTGTGTGCCTAGACTTCCATCATCAACATCTAAAGTTCTATAATATAAATTGTGATCTTCATCTACCCAAACTATATGAACCAAAGTTCCAGCATCTCCAGGGGTTTCTTTATCATACCAACACGCCATATTAACCCCTGTCCCTGTATCCATTACAGTTTGTGTCCATCCCACTCCTGCATTAATAGTTCTTGAGTGTGCTAAATCTATATCTGCATCAAAATAAACTATCTCTGCTTTATCTACATCACACCAGTAAGGACCAAACACTCCTCTAATATCTGACTGACTGTGGATCCCAGACTTAACTTGTGTATCAGCCATGTAATGACACCAAGTTAAATTTAACTCCAAACTCGTTCTTTTCTAAGAAATCGTGTATTTGACTAGGCTCTTCTTTAGGGAAGATCCCAGATAATAAAATTTTCTCAGCCTCTTCTAGCGCTTTATCATTTCCCTCTTCCTTCGCATCTCTAATCACTGCATTGAGATGTAGAAGCTGGTGCTTAGTGAGTGCCATTATGCCTCATGCGTAACATAGAGGGATCCGATTGTAGTTGTATTCGCAGCCGGAGCTGCACCGGTTCCATATGCAACATTTACTATTTGATCTGTAGCAGCCGCTCCATGATCTGCAGCAACTAATGCTCCTGCAAAAGTACCAGTAGAAACTTGAGCAGCGGGTAGAGCAGTACAATTTGTTAGAACCCCTGCGGATGGTGTTCCCAATGCGGGAGTAGTAAGAGTACAACTTGTAAAAGCCGGGCTCGATGCAATAGTTACATCCTGATCTATCCAAGTATGACTTGATCCATTTGCTGAAATATGAGAGGTGCTTGCAACTATCTCATTCCATTTATCAGCCCCTAGTAATCCAGCATCAGTTGTAGTTGCTTCTATAAGTGTACAGTCTGTCCCATCACTGCAAGCAACTATCTCTGTTGTTGCGTTCCCAACTCCCAAGCTTAGATTTGTTGTTACGTTTGTATCTTTAGCAGTATTAGCAGTAACTTGTGCAGCAGTTACGATGGTTGTTTTTACTCCCTTCGCTCCTCCGTCTCCCTGCACTAGTGTTTCATCAGTTAGATTAACCGCAGCGGTTACATCCCCACCACCTGCTGCAGCTTGCCATGAGACATCCGTCCCATCACTAGAGAGTACAGTTCCGTTTGCACCAACAGCTAATTCGTCCCAGTTAGGTGTAGCATTTCCATATATAATAGATCCTCTTGTGACTGCATCTGCTACACTATCACTATGAACTGAGCCATCTAGCATAGCGTGATTCGCTCCTGCTGAAGCCTGCCATGAACAAGTACCATCACCATCTTCTCTTAAAAATAAAGTTCCTCCCCCTTCACCTGTAGAATCTATAGCTGTTCCCTCATGGGCGTGTAATAAATCAGCATTACTTGCATCAGTGAGAGTTTCTAATTCTGTTCCAGTTGCAGTTGTGTCGTTGTGACTAGCTATACTATGAGCCTCTGCATGAGCTAGAGCATCATTAGTTGCATGAGCGTGAAGAGCATCTGAATCAGAACCATCAGTTAGGGTTGTGCATTGTGCTCCCGTTGCTGTTGTATCGTGGGAAGCAATAGTTCCAGCCACAAGATTATCATGGGTTAAGGCTGCTTCAACATTTGTGATTGTTGCTTTTTTAGTTTCTGCTGCTCCAGCAACATCATCAACCACTGCAAAAAGGTCTGCCCCTACTGGAGCCGGTAAGTCCACTAAGTCTGTTATTTTTGTATCTGCCATTTTATAATATTATTTTATCTCCGTTCTCTAGTAGGACAAAGTCTCCATTCTCTAACAATAGAAATTCATCTGCTATAGCTATTGTGTGTAGGAGTCTCCAAGCTCCACTGTGCCATATAGATATAGTGTGAACAGTAGTATTTAAAATTATAGTTCCTTCTTCAGCTGTTGCAGGATTTGCAGCCACAACAAGAAGTTTATCACAGTATAGTTTATTTGTAATATCATTTGCAAACGCTGGGATCTTCTCAACAGATCCTTCTCGCATCTTCTTTACTCTTTCAATATCATCGCGCTCATTATCATAACCAATCTCACCGAGAGGAGTTTCAATAATTTTTCCCCTAGTAACTTTATTTTTCGTAGAATTAATAATTTTCCTGGCGGCTTTTGAGAGCGCCATTTTATGCAGAGATAATACCCTTCGCAATTAGATCATCGATTAGAGTGCAAAGGCCATCTCCAATTTCTGTGACTAATCCATTTGCATCGATGGTTCTATCAGTTACTTTATTTGTTACAGCCCAACCGGTTTGCGCAGCAGTTGGATTCACAGCTGGCATGAATGAAAATTTACTAGAGACCCAAAGTTCTCTTGTTGCGATTACGTCTTCTTGTGTCATTTCTTTTTCTCCTTTTTAATTTCTTTCTTCGGTTTCTTTTTTTCTGATTCAATCTTTGCCATAAATTCCTCGTGAGTATAAACAGTCATTATGCACCTTCAATCCAGACCGCGAAAAAACCAGCGTTTTGGATCATGGATATTATATTTACTTTATCAGTTGCAGCACCACTTTGAGCAGCAGTTAAAGCAGTATCGAATAGAGCTAGTCCGGCCGCATCCGGGTTGTAAGGTCCGATAACTGTAACATCTCCAGCAGCCATTTTAAACCGCCGTGATTTTCCAAGCAGCGTTGTTATTTATAAGAACAGGAACTCCCATTTGATATGCTCGGATTAAAAGTGTCTGTCCTGGATCTTCTTTCACATAAGTAGTGAGTGGTTGTGCTTCATACCAAGTCATTGCGCTTTGTCCAATAGCCATAAGAACTGTATTTTCAGTAGAAGCATTATTCACTATCACAGTACAACCAGCGACAGTAGTTGTCCTTCCCGCGCTTGTTATGATTGTCTGACTAGCATTTCTTATTACAGGGTTATTCATTAACTCCATAAAGTTTGTTGGATGCATGATTATGTAACAAGTCTTGTAAGGATTCCAGTTGTCAATTTGCATTCCAGCGAGTCCAGTAAGAATATCTTTAAGAGGTTTCTGTAAAGATTCAGTTGCATTATCCCAAGTACCAGCAGATCCAGCAGTGTTAGTTGTAGTTGCAAGCTCAGTGATTATTGCAGTGTCAACAGATTTAGCGATTGCTCTTCCTATTCTTTCAAGCATACGAGCCTTTACATCAATAGCAGATAGCTTCCAAACATTCCAGTCGATAACATTATCAGCACCATGTTGCTTAACTCTTTCAGTTGTTTCAGTCCAACTGTGTTCAACATTAGGGAATAAAGCTCCAGCAGGATGACCGCCAAAAGAGGTGCTAGTAAGTGCAGAAGTAACAGTTTTAGTAATGTCAGAATCTGTCTCTTGATAATAAACATTTGCAGCCGCAGTTGTTTTAACAACTGTGCAAACTTGAAGCATTGAGAAATTCTCTAATGCATAATTTTTTACTATAGAATCAATGTCTTCCTTTCTTAGGTCTGCCTCACCAGCTTGATCTGCCATTAGAATAAACTCCTAAACAAAGCAGTAGTTGCTCCAGCTGCTGTTTCTCTTGCTCTACCTACAGCCCATCCATTTTCAAAGTCTGTTGCAGCTCCAGTTTCAACCTCTCCAGCGCTTGAACCCATTGAAACCATATCACCAATAGTACATCCAGCACCATCAACAGTTGCTTTAAATTCACAATTAGTTATTCCGGTGATAGTAAGATTTCCATCGTTAGCGACTTTCTCATGAGCAGCGATTCCGACGATCGGTGTATCAACATTAGTTGCGTGTGCAGTAACAAGATTTGGATCAGCTAATTCTAAGAAGTCTCCTTTTGCGATAGCGGAAGCATCAGCGACGGTGAACTCAGTTCTATCTCCTCTGTTTCCAAATAATCTCCAGATTGTAGCTTGTACCATACTAGGTTCAAGAAATTGTTATTTATATATCTTTGGGTTTTTACTCTTTCGCAGCTTCATCTACATCCAACTCTTGTTCGGGTTTCTTTTCTTCAGGTTTTTCGTTTTCCATTATGATATCCTTGTTAGCATCGTCCTTGCTTATGATTGGTTTGGGGAAACTGTCTCTACGCTTCTTACAGTATGCGAGATTGTAGGATTGGCACTCAATTGCTATTGCAACACCAACACTTGTATCTCTCGCTTTTTGAACATCAGCCTCTAGACGCGTGACAATTTCATCCCAGTCTTCATATTTTTGGGGAATTATATCTGGAATCATTCTAGCTTTCCATCCATAGCCTTAGCCCAGTTAGCACCTGTAGCATTGCCCACAGCCTTTATCCTTTCTTGCGAGGCTTGCTCTGCCGGGGATAGGGTAGGCGCTGGGGGAGGGGTGACCTGTCCTTTCCCGGACATGATCTGCCTAGTCTCGATCTTCTTGAGTTCTTCTATATGCTTTTCTCTTTTCTCGTTTTCAATCTTTAGCTCAGAAACTACTTTGGAGGCTTTGTCGAATTGGTCTTCGTCTTTCTCTTGCCGAACCCCGTCATCTTCTGTTGGAGCTGGAGTAACTGTTTTCTCTTCCTCTTTAACTTGTTCTTTATCATCCATGTTTTTAACCTCCTTATAAATTCTGTAATCATTTTATTTTCCTGTGGGAGATGGAAGGGCCCATCCTGCTAGGCCTGCTATGACTATCAAGACCATCTTTAAAAGCGTTCCATTGATACCCATAGATAAAGCATATATCTCTAAAGCGGTTAGGCAAACTATCCCTACGCAGATTACTTGCCATGGTTTATTTTGTTTTGTCATTTTAAGAATTTGGCGCGGAATGGCCAGAAACAACTGAACTCTTTTGATCTGTTTCATTTAAAGTGTTGTCTTTGGCTGCTTTAGCATCATTATCCATCTCAACATCAAGGTTAGGAGGAGCTTCAAAGCTTATAGTTAAGCCTAGTTGCTGCTTAATCTCTTCACTATATTCTAACTGCCTCATGATAACCTTCTCCTTATAAGCAAAGACATTAAGCTTACCAGCAGCAAGAGAGACTTCATCACTCTTTCCTCTTACTATCTCAGGTACATTAGATGATTCAGTATGATATGATCTTAAGAACTTTTGCCATGGAAGCGGGTCTAGTGTTGCAAACTGAGGTATAGCCACTCGCTCAACCTTCTCAACAGTATTGACTGGAATCACTCTATTATTCATGTTCTTTACACTCTTCTTATAGATGTCCTCAATATGTGCAAGCTCAGTTGGATCATCAGTCTTCGCATATATATCAAGAGTAGGGAACACATAACGATGAAACACCACTGCCATATCACTCATACTTTGATGCTTCCACTTCATGATGTTGTAAGTCTTTTCTAACTCTGGAATCCCATGAATCTCGTCTGCAATTGGATCATTAAGAATATGAAACATCTCTCCGGGGCCCCAATTTTCTAAGACTTGAGCATCAACTTGAGTGCTCGCAATTTGCTCATATTTCGAGATCATTCCTCCTTTGTCCGCTTTAATCTTGATTGAACCAGGATTTAAAGGCTTGAGATTGATTAGTCTTCCAGCTTTATCTTTATTGATGTCTGCAAATCCATCTCCACAAATACAAGAAACTCTCAACACATTCTTGAGAATCTTCCTAAAAGTGATCTTTCCGTTTCCTTCTATTCGATCAACGATTTTCTTGGTTTTACCATCCATCTTTAACACTTTCCCAATCACCCAATTACACCAGGTGTCAATTGTAGAACGAGCTTCCGGGATTGATCTATAAATACCATGCCACTTTGTCCAGTCCGGGATGTAGTTGTTTACCTCGGTGTCTTGTGAATCAAAAGTGTATTGATCTAAGTTTTTGTTCCATGGTTCTTGACCAGCTGTATAAGAAATATCATTAAGTTCAACTTCAATCATTGATGTTGGATCACTTAAAGCCATGTGTATATGTGTGAAATCATGTTTATAAATGTTCCGGGGCCCCACTTCTTCGTTCGCGTTCCCCGCGAGCGAAGCGAGCGGGTGTGGGGGCGGCGGTTCCTACGCCGCAGGTTCTTGGGGGAAGGGGTTGGAGGGAAAGGCTTATGAAGACCAGGGCAATCCACCAAACGCCCTGGGATTGATATGCCTTTACAGGGCACTGCTGGATCCCCTGGGCTGAGGCAACCCACAGCCCAGCAATGTTCCCCTGTTCCCGGCGGGGCGGGCCAACTGCTAAACCGACCGGATGGGCTATGCCCTTGGCAGTTGGGGGGCTGTATGTTATACTCTTCCCTTTCTACAAGGTAGAAAGAGTACAAGAGTATGAGGTGCGCGCGGGCTCCTCAAAAAGCAGATATTTCCCAAACACAAAAGAGAAGCTCTTTTTTAGCCCTTCTCTCTCTCTCCTTCTCTCTCCTTCTCTTACATGCTAAACCATACCCCTAACTTCTTCGTTTTCTCACATTTTGATGGTACACCCTACACCACAAGGTGGTTAAGATATATACCTTGTCTTTGTTTGGGTGGCTTTATTTGGGTATAAGAGAGAGAGAGTGTGTATAGCGTAGCAAAAAAGGGGGAAGAACCCCTTAATTTAATACTTGCTGGACAACTGCTTGATTCTTTAATTCTTCATCCCAAGCTGAGTCGTTCTCAACTACTGCACACTGAGCTGAGAAGATCAGATATTCTTCCCAGTCTGTAAATTGTTTATTCATTTTCTGTTACCTCATCTTTAATTTACACGGATTCTGAGAAGTATCTTCTCTCCGCACGGACTATTGCGGAGAGAGAGAGCCCCGCTTGGTCATAATAATCGTTCAGTTCTAAAGAAAGATCTAAATCCGTGGAGGTTACGGGGGTAGGGCCTGGGCCCGGAGGGGGGAAGGAGTTTACATCTTTCTGAGAGTTATGCCACAACATTATTAGCAGAGACAGTTCCGGTTCCAAGATCATGGATTTGCCCTGTTGTGTTTAGAAGAATTATATTCCCAACTATAATATTTTTATCTGCAAAGGCATTAGAGATCTCCACTCCATAGTCTGCATTGCTCTTTATCACATTTCCAATTATAATATTTTCATCATCTGCTAAAAGAAATAATCCATTCCCGGATCCGTTGGAGATCTGATTTGAGGTTACAATATTATTATTTGAAGAATTAAAATAAATCCCATTGTGATCTGTTGTGGTTCCGTTATTATCAATTACACAACTAGAGATTGTATTTTGAAGTCCATCTAAAAGAATCCCGTGTGTGTCATTATCTTGTACAAAACAATTCTGCACAATATTTTGATTTCCGATTAACTGTAAAGCACCTCCGTTTCCTCCGAAGTTTTCGATATAACAATTATTCACCGTTCCGAAATCTGCACCCGAATTATATCTAATTGCTTGATTCACATTTCCGGCTTGTCCATAGAAATAGAGATCCTCAAAAGAAATATAATCAGAAGAAGTTATATCAAAAATAATGATGTTTGCCGTCGCTGTTAACTTTGTTCCTCTCCCCACTCCTTGGAATCTAATGTTCTGTCTTGAAGTAACTTCAATCTCTTCTAAAATAGAATAAGTTCCTTCTTTTATAAAATTAGTTCCTCCGGCTTTTCTTAATAATTTTACTGCTTCTGCAATTGAATCAGTATCTCCCGAACCATCTTTAGAAACAATAATTGTGGCTTGGCCCACTCTCTCTTTTCCACCACCTGTGTCTGTTCTGTCTGAGTGTGAAAAAATACTCCCTTCTTCAATTCCCAATTCTAGAACCATTTAACTTCCTCCTAGTCTCTTCCTTGCTCCAACTCTTGATAGAATTTTTTCAATTAATCTCAATCTCCAAACACAAATATTAATCATATCTTCTGCTTCAATTCTAGAAGTGTAAGCATCCATATTAAAAGCGATCCCTTGAATTGCAATTGTTCGAGCAACATATTCTGTTAGCATAATTTTCATGTTTGCTGTGAGGGTTGCCCAATTTGCAACACAATCATAGTCCACTAAATTATTAATGTAAGATTCAGCTTGTAATCCTACTTCATCCCGGTGTGTATCAGTCCAGGACACATCTATATTTTCTCCTTCGTAAGGTGTAATATCTGCGTTGTCTGCCATGGTTATGCTTGTTGCCATATTAAAACAAACGTATCCGACTAAATAAACTTTTCTCTTTTGAGGCCCAACACGCTCTAACCGCTGCTTCACTCATATCTGTGCCAATTATCTTTTCTTCTTCATCTAGCTCAACATCCAGGAGTCCTTTAATTAATTCCGGTTGGTCTGCAATTTCTAAATATCCCATTTCTAAAAGTCTTAAAGTATTTGAATAGAGATCCTCCTTTAATATTTTATTCTCTTCCAGCGACGCTGATCTGTTATTTAACTCCCGCACTCTATATTTTAATCGTTTAATATCCTCTCTAATTACATCAACAAATCCCTGGCCCAGTCCTCCGTTATCAACAAACACTTTTCTGAATTTAAATTTCCAATCTAACACTTCTGTCCGATCTCTCAAATCTTTCATGCTTGTTTTGTCGTGCTCCTCTCCATAAATTAAATGCATCATTTTATCATGAATGATTTCAGTAACAGCCCAAGCAGCTTTGCATCTTCCTGCTAGCGCGGGATCTATCCCACAGAAATAATTTGAAGCTTCTTTGATTTGTTTCTTCGTAAAAAATTTAAGCTTAACTTGGCGCATCACTATTTCTTTCGGGAAGTATTTGTGTGCGTTTTCATCGAACTCCCCTTCGTAGTGCACCCCGAACATGCGATCCCCAAGACGGATTTTTTCAGTTCGCAAGAATTCTTTGTCAGCGTGCGGGCAGTCGATTGTCTTGATGTGGAACTTTTCGAATTGCTTACTGGAAAAGCTGTCAAAGAAATAACCTGTGGGCCTTCCACGCGTTGCCGAAAGTAAAGTAAGCCACCCCAATCCTCTTTTCTTTGGTTCAACAAGCATCGGTAGAATAGAATCAAACACTTTATGTCCAACATGAATTGCTTCATCAATGTAAATAAAGTCAATGGAAGACAATCCTTCAATATAAACTCCCGTCTTACCCACTGGATATTTATAGATTTCTGTTCCATTTTCTAGCTTGGCGTGAGTGAGAGTTACTCTGCCTTTGTATCCTCCAGTATATAGATCTTTGAATTTATCGAATAGAAAGTTTTCTTGCCTCTCCGTAGCAGCAAGAATAAGGTGTCGAGATCCGGGATAATCTTCAGCTCGTTTACGAATTTGTTCAGCCACGGCCCACGACTTTCCGGATTGTCTTCCTCCCCGTATTGTGCAATCACCTTCATACAGTATAATGGTTTTTTGCCAGTCATAAAATTTCATACCTCATTGTACTCCATCACCGCTTCTATTTCCTCAGTAGCTGTTTTCTTAGAGATGCCATGTTGAACAATCATTGTAGAAACTAGTTTCTTCTTGTCAATAACTACTCCCTTCTCTTTTGCTTCCGCGAAGATCCCTCCGATCTTCTCGATCCTTTGCTTCTTTACAATTTCTCTTATGTTTGCCATTATATTTTTCTTAGTGTTTCATCAATCTTTGAGATATCATCAATGTGACGATCTCTCTCATGTAGTAGAAATACCCTAAAAGCTCTCAATTCTGCTTTGTTGAGTTTTGCTTCTACTATCATTCTGAATGAATCTTCTTTAATTACCATGAATATGAGTGAGCAGTATTTTATAATCCCATGCTCAGGGGATGACTATGTTAATAAGTTAATAAAAATTGATTCTTGACGTGTCGGAAGCTATTTACCTGGCTTTGTAGTCTCTACTTCATCCCTAACTTCTGTCACATAAAGCACTTTCTTTGGTTGGCCTCCAACCATCATGTCCATTATCCTTCCCCACACGATGATCTTTCCCATCCACTTCTTCATGCTCTCAGCTGCTAGATCAGTCTTCAAGAGACTTGCGATCTTACGGGCTGAAGTTCTGTTAGGATAATAGTCTGCTTTCCTTCCATCTGCTAACTCAACACACATGATAAGCTTAACCTTAGATTTCTCTGGGTTTGTTCCGCCTTCATCTATCTTGTATTCTGGGAAGGGCTCGACTATCTTTGCGAACCTGTCTTTTTCCGGCATTGCTTCAATAGCTGCGCCATCAACTGCGATGTTCCATCCTTCTTCTGTCATTGTTTTTTACCTCCTTGTAATATTTTGATTATCCCATTCAATAAATCTTGGCTTGAAGCATATCTAGGTTTATTTTCTTTCATTATTTTTTCAAGATCCGCGATAGTGTGCTCTATCCATTCCTTACAAGCAAACTCTATACTCAATCTAAATTTTCTTCTAGGTTTTTTATCAATTTCTATTACCTCACAATTATCATTCATTTTCTCACCCCCGTTATCTTTAGTATAAAATCTTCCCAGCTGTCCGCTTTGCCATTGATCTTCCACTCTTCCTTAAGGTTGCTCAATCGTTTGAACTCTTTCTCGTCGAGGGAAAGGAATATTTTCTTAATCATATAGTATCATAGATAGTATGCTTTATAAAGATATGTGTGGTCTAGAATACAGTTTTCCACACGTCTCCGATGTTGACCTGAACTCCGGTTACAGTTTTCCAAACATCTCCAATATTAATTTCAATCCCACTTACATCTTTCCAAACATCTCCAATGTTAACTTCCATGTTTGTTCCTCCAACTGCAGCGGCAGCGATCTCTATATCATTGACTAGATTAACATAGAGGTTGTTACCTGCATCATCATTATAGAAACTGAATTGGATCCTCCCTCCATCATCCCCGATGGTTCTCCCTCCATGACAAGTTCGCATATCATCAGTTGTTTCTGAATAAGCTTGTTCAGCACTCCAACTGTCCATACCATTTGTTGAAATATGAAACACTACATCAGTTAAACTAAGCCAAGTTCCGCCTTTACAATAAGAAACATAAACATCGTCATTTTGTTGGTTAATAATCATTCCAACTCGAGAAGATTCGGATGCTCCTAAAAATCCAATCACTCCAGTTGTTGCTGTTACTGTTGGTGTTGCTATTGAATCAACTGTTAGATCCCAAGTTAGAATGTCTCCTTGAAGACTATCTGAATCATCCCAGGCCCCAATTAGTACATGTCCATCTGAATGCCTTACGGCTCCATCCATATTACAATAGCTTGAGTCATCCGTCATCGAACTTGCTATTGCTGTTTCGGTCCAAGAATTAGCAGAATCATCGTACATCTTTAGGGAGATTGCATTTGCACTTCTATCCCAAAAAACTCCGCAAGCATCATTATCATCTGCTGTAGCTGCCGGGTAAAGTAATAACCAATCTGCTTGATTAGCAGTTTCAAAAGGATCGGTGATTGCGGTTCCAGATGTTGCAAAATTATCATCAGACTTCCAACACTCAATTTCTGTCTGAGTAGAAACAGCGATGATGATATTGCCGCTAACTGTTTTAGTAATTGCTATTCTATTTTCATTCGGGCTTCCGCTCACAGTTAAAGCAGCGATTGTTCTTTGTGTGCCTAGACTTCCATCATCAACATCTAAAGTTCTATAATATAAATTGTGATCTTCATCTACCCAAACTATATGAACCAAAGTTCCAGCATCTCCAGGGG